TGAAACTGAAGACAATCACCAATCCTGGTGTAGATATCTCCTTGTTTATGGAGGAATGGAAATCCTGGGTCCCCACTTTCTACGAGAGAGCTCGGCTGATAACCGATGATCCGTGGAAAGTTGAGGTGAGCAAACTAGCGCCAGTCTCTATCCCTTTTATACAGAAGTGCTCCCCGAACTCGGGGGGCTTTACCTCAGTAATGGGGCTTCTGTGGGATGTCCTGCTCATGGGAGCGCACCCTGGTTTTCATACTGCTGTTACACAGTGGTTAAAAACCGTAGATGGGATAGAACTTACCTGGGCCTTCAACGGGATACTCAAGGTGCTCGATGCTTGGATCTCACAGAAGTGGGATTCCGAGTTCTCGAACATACGAGATGATCTCCGCCAAGGAAGAGACCAACAGGGGTCTCCCCTAGCTATGGTGGTAAACTGGCAATCCGGGATGGGTACCACATATGGTACTCTTCATCCGTTGCTTCCAATGACCATTGACATGAGGTATCTCCTTAGGTCATGGTACTTGGACCACTATTGGGCGAAACCTCTTTGGTTTGGTCGACTAGCTTTTCTCAAGGAGCCCGGTAAGATCCGGGTGGTGGCCATGGTGTCCCTGATCACCCAGACACTCATGTATCCCATACATGATTGGATATTTGCTAGGTTGCGCCTTATACCCACCGATGGAACCTATGACCAGATAAAGCCTGTAAAGGCACTGATCAAGGCCCTCGGCAAGGATAAATGGATTGCATCCTACGATTTATCGGCGGCGACCGATCGACTTCCTTTGTCGATTCAGGTCGAGCTTCTGAAACCGTTGCTGGGTGACAAATTGGTCTCCCTTTGGGCTTACTTACTTGTGTCCCAACCTTATGGGCTACCCCGGAAAGCGGTTCAATACCGTAATCTGGGGACCGATCGGGTTTGGTACGCGGTAGGACAACCAATGGGTGCCCTGTCATCGTGGGCCATGCTCGCGTTGACGCATCATGCAATTGTACAGCTAGCAGCATCCCGAGCCTATCCAAAGGCGTCAGGATGGTTTGTGCTGTATGCAGTGCTGGGAGACGATGTGGTACTAGGTGACCGCTTCGTTGCCAAGGAGTACCTCTTGATAATGAGAGCTCTCGGCGTAGAAATTGGGCTTGCGAAAAGCTTAGTTTCTTGCACGACCTCTCTCGAGTTCGCTAAGCGAACTTTTATCAAGGGGCAGGATTGCTCTCCCATCTCTCTTGCGGAGGTCATGGTTGCACGCTGCAACCTTGGCTCCTTGGGAGAGTTGGTGGCAAAGAATATGAGATTCGGAGTGATCCGTCTCTCTTCTGTAGCTAAATTCCTTGGTTTCGGATACCGGAACATGGCTCAATTACCAGTTGGGTTAGGTCTCGGTAATCGTTTCTCTAAGGTACTCGCTTATCTCTGTCGTCCGGGCGGTGTGTACCCAATGCCTTTTGAGGCATGGATCACATCGGTCGCACCGGGCGGAAAGGACTCAAGTATCATGGACCTTAGAGCGTGGGCCACGGCCTTCGATCTTTGGGAAACGGTCTTGAGGAACCTCCTGAGACGTTCAGCAAGGATTGCTGAAACTCTCCTCTATGTTACGATGTTCGATGTTGTTGAGGCCACTTTCCTCAAGAAAGATGGTCCAACGGCAAAGAAATCCGCTGACCGGAGTGGAGCCGGGAACCGAAAAGGACAAGGTGTCCCTACTAAGTTCTTTAGTGAAGCCGTTGCGGAGTTCTTTCACTTTGAGGTGCTTGCACCTCAGGTTAGGGAACTCTACAAGGAGTGGATCTGCTATCCTTACCAGCTAAAACTCAGACGAAGGTTCGAGGTGATCGATGATACCTTAAGGGTACTGGATCCCACAATCCTCCCTGAGTGGAGTGGTCTAGAGGAGCTTTGGAAACAAGTCGTAACGGCTGAGGAGGGGATTGAATCCCTCCCCTCAGCAGTGGAGTTTGTTGAGCGTCCAAGTGACGCTAACTCTCCATCAACAGGTCTTATCAACCTGTGGGTGCGACTTCGGACTCTGGCAACTCGAGAGGCCAAGCCAGTCAGTAGCGTAGCTACTCGTTTCTCCGTACGGCGTATGCCTAAGCGGAGACGGGCTTCTGGATAGTCAGTCCAGGGGCTCGGAAAGCCTAAAGTTGGGTCTGGGTGAGCATGCTCATCCCAGCCCTCCAAATAGACGTGCGCACCTAAGCGCTATCCGGC